TCTGAGTTAGGATAAGTATCACATGAACATTTATTCAAATCATATCTTCCATCCCGCTTAAAAATGTGATGATTTTCTCCATCACAGATAACTCTTGATCCTGAAAATAAATATTTTACTTTCATCTCTCATCCCTCCCTCTTAGTTTTTCCTTTCATTTCAGTCTCTGAAATTGTAACGTGTTACTAAACTCTTCCAGAGCCTTAAGTAAATGGCTATGGGCTATATCTATTTCATTGCTCCTCAACTCTGCTTTGCTCCAGTCGATCTTCTCGATCTCGACGTTGAGTTTATCTATCACTTTTTTTAGTTTGGCTGCCTCGTCCATCTTTCTTCTCCTTTCCTTTTTTAGCTATAAACAAATATGGCCAAAACTCATCTGTAATTTCTTTTTTCCTTTCTGTAGCCGCCTTTTTAGCTGAACATCCTGCGCAAAGACCCTCGTCGGTAAGACCTCCTACCTCACGGCAAGTTTGGCCGCAACAGGCGCACCGTGCGGGACCGCCACAATAGGGACATCTGGGATTATATGCCGATCCGATACGATCCTTTTTCATTTTTTTCTCCTTTCTTTGTTTTTACTTCTTATAATGCAAGTGGTGTGCCAAACTCAAAAAGAATTTATAACTTCATAATATTAATGATATTTTCTTGTTTTTTCTAACTTTGTGAACTTGTGAAAAGTGGTAAATAATTAACCAAAAATAATATTTATTTTACAAAAATGTACAATTAAAAACATAACTATTTGATATTATTGATTTTCATTTATTAAATTTAGTGGTAGAAGATTTACCAGCATTTTTACTATAAAGAAATGATTCAGAATTTTGAATATGAATTAATTTTCTAAGATTATATTTTTTAATCCATCCTCTCATGGTCGCTCTGCTTAACCCCAATTCTCTTGCGGCCTGAGAGATATTGCCATTTACCCTAATTAATGTTTCTTCAAGACTTTTTTTCTTTAAAAAATCTATCTTATTCATTTTATTTACCAAAATTATATTTGATGATTTTTTAAATGAACTTCCCTTTTTTCTATTGCAAATAGAATGGATTAATTGAAGATTTTCTATATTATGTGAGCCCCCATTAGAAAAAGGCATTATATGGTCTATTTCAGGTGGTGATATTTCACTAAATTCTTTCTTACATAATTGACATAAATCTCCATCTCTTTTTCTTAAAATATCAATAATAGTGATTCTCCAGTTCATTTTATGATACCTCCTTATATGGTAATTTTTAGCCATATTATAATACTATGGTGGAAATTTGTCAATAGTTTATTTTAAAAATTTACCAGTCGATAACAAAACTGAACACAAAACAATTTCAAAAAAAGACTTGACTTATCATAAAAATATAATTTATAATGATACTATGAAAATTTGTAAAATAGAAAATTGTTTTAAAAAACATTATTGCAAGGGATTTTGCAAAAATCATTATATCAACTTTTATAGAACTGGAAATCCTTTGGGTAAAAGAAAAATCCAATCTTGTTCTTATGTTGGATGCCAAAAAAAACACGTTGCCAAAGGATTTTGCACTTTCCATTATCAACGATATATTCATAAACGCCCCCTTGATTTACCACTTAATTATAGATTAACGGGGAAACTTGGAGGAGCTAAAGAGGGAAAAAATATTAATTGGAAAGGCGGAATTGCCGAATATCCTAATCACTATCAGATGAAAAAAATTAGAAAGCAGAAATTAATTGAGGGAAATTATATCTGTCAACTTTGTGGGCAAAAAGCTAACGAAGTTCACCATATTGATAAAACAAAGACAAATCATAATTTAGATAATTTAATTATTCTTTGCCATAAATGCCATATGATAAATTTTCATAGACAGAAAAAACAAACGTCAAAATTCATTAGATTATATGGGAATACCGTCGAAGATATTAAAAAAATCCTAAATAAATCTTACTGGCAAGTATATTACCTACATAAAAAAGATTTATTAAAATCTCTTTTAGCTTGACAAAAGAAAATGGATTTGATATAAGGGAAAATCATAGGTGGGAAGTGTGAAAACAGAAAAAACCCAAAAGGAAGCCCTGATTGAACAAGCCCTGAGAATGGGCCAGGTCTCACAGCCTGCCACCTGTTCGTCAGGGCTTTTCTTTTGGTATGAGGTTTAAGACGGCTAACCCGCAAATTGAAGATGGACATGTTGACCTTGCAAATGATATTGTAGAGGCGCTTGCAAGAACCAGATTATCAGGTCAAGAAATGCAATGCCTATGGGTTATCATTCGCAAGACCTATGGATGGCACAAAAAAGAAGATAAGATAGCGTTATCACAGTTTAGTTTAATGACAGGGATGCCGAGGTCTTTAGTGTGTAGAGTTCTTAAAAAACTGTTACACAAAAGGTTAATAGCTGTTGCACAAAATGATAACAGTCAGATCAATTCATATAGATTTAACAAGGATTTTGAGAAATGGCAACCGTTGCACAAAAAGATAACCCTGTTGCACAAAAGTGACATGACTGTTACACAAATTGATAATGACTGTTACACAAAAGGTGACATACAAAAGAAACTATTACAAAAGAAACTATTACAAAAGAAAGAATATAGCTCGAATTTCCTTTCCTTCTGGAATTCATACCCCAAAAAAGTAGGTAAACTCAATACCTTTAAACAATGGAAAAAACTTAAACCCGACCTTGAGATCCTACTCAAAGCTCTCAATGCACAAAAACAAGAAAAGGAAAACCTAATCAATGAAAATAAGTTCTGCCCTGAATGGCCAGATCCGGAAAGATGGATTAAAAATAAACGCTGGGAAGATGAAATATTAGAACCAATGCCAACTGATGAAACAGACCGAATAATCTACGAAATGAAGAAAGAGAGGGAAAACAATGAATATTCTTAACCCATCTAAAAATTATATTGATTACCGATGTGCAGTTCACAGGAAGGAAGGAGATGATTTAGAAAAAGCAAAAAAGAAATTCTATAAAACTTTTAACTGCGAAGAAGAGATAAACCAGTGTTTTAATCGGCTATATGAACAAAGAAACAACATGACTTTACCTATTGAAAAGATTGAAATCCGAGAAGGAGACGGTAAAAAACATGGGAATGTAATAGCAATGATGATTTATGATATTGAATACTGGAGAGAGAATAAAGAAATTAAAAAAAGAAAAATATACATACCAACCTATGGCCCATTCTAAATTAATAATTATCAATCCAGGATCAGAATATTCTGTTTCTGTAGGGGGCCAAAGCCGAATCATTAGAACTTTTTACGAAGGCGATAATTTCATTCTCCGATATTTCAAGGATGATAATGCGCGCATTGAATTTTTAGGTGAAGAAATTTTTGACAAAGATGGATTCAAGGTATATGATTCCTATATTGAAAATAATGGTTTATGGCCAAAAGGGTATGAAAAAAGGTTTCTAAAATAAATTAAGAAAGATGAAAGGAGAAAAAATTATGTGGAAAACAGCAAAAATCACGATTAGTTTTATTGGGAGATTATGTGGAAGTGTTCCCTTAAAAAAGGAAATTGTTGATGCCTGGTTAACTGCACGAATGCCAAAAGAAAAACCAGAAGAAGGAAGATCCCTCGAAGAAATTAAAAACGAAGTATTAGAAAGTATTCAAGAAACCGAAGAAAAAGTGACATTAGGTTTTCAAAATAATAAAAATGGTTTAATCGTTCGAGGAGGCTGTTGGAAAGCTCATCTAAAGGATTGTGCCAACGAGATAAAAAAATCCATTAAACCGGAGATAAAAGCAATGAGATCAAAAGTAGCAAATAAAATTTATGTTGATGAATATTTTGTCCATCTCAAGAGAAATGGGAAAGATATTTCTCAATCTGATGGGACTTTTGACCAACCTGTTCATGTGATGACTCCTCTCGGCCCTCGCAATGCTTTAAAGACAATTCAATATGTCGAAAAAGCAATTGTAACTTTTCATTTGAAACTTCTGGAGGATAAAGAGATCACACCTGAAATTGTTCAACAGATTTTTGAATATGGAAAGATTCATGGATTTGGTGGTGAGCGTGGCATGGGAGAAGGCCGATATGAATTTGAGATTGAATGGCAATAAAAATGAGAAGTGCTTTGCTTTGAAATGGTCTGCGGTGCCTTCGGGGAGTGGTTTGGATTGGCATGCTTTGTTGTGATCTGCCTTCGAGATGTGAATTGCGTTGCTATGAGATGGAATGCCTTCGAGAGTTGAAATGACTTGCCATGTTCTGCCTTGGATTGCCTTCGAGTAATGAAGTGGCTTGATTTGAGTTGAGATGTCTTCGAGAATTGGTCTGGAGTGGAATGTAATGCCTTCGAGAAGTGACATGGTTTGGACTGCATTGTTGTGGGATGCCTTCGAGGGCTGAAGTGCGGTGCGGTGCTTTCGAGGAATGGAGTGACGTGGCGTGGGTTGTACTGAAATTTAATTAAACAAGATTAAAAAGGAGAAGATAAAATGTTTAGAATGTCAGCAGAATTTAATAAGGCAGATATCGAAGCTCTAAAGCAAACCTATTCGGGTGACCTGATAAGAAAGGCAATTCGTTCTGCTCTTGATAAGACAGGGACATGGGGAAAAAATTATCTTGCTAATGATGTCTCATCTAACTACAACCTGACCGCATCAAGAGTAAAGAAAGCAATTAATGTTAAACGAACTACACAGACGAAGATGGAGACATCCCTTACCATATCTGGGAAAGGTCTCTCTATTCTTGATGATTTTAGAGCAATACAAGATTCTGTTGGAATAAAGGCCAATGTTAGTAGGACTAAAATATTTAGCGTTCCTCATGCTTTCATTAATGTAGCAAGAGGAGCAGGCAAGAAGGTGATTATGTTGCGTAAAGGAAGACAAAGATATCCAACAACAGGCAAGCCAGGACGAGGGCCGAGTGTTGCGATACTTGCGAATCGGGTGGTCCATAGAGAAAAGATGGATAGTGATTTAACGAACCATCTCTATCAAGAGATGGAAGCACAGATCACGAAGCGGACAATGGGAGTGGGAGGGACACCATTGATTGAATAATAATTTATAGGTTCTTTCTGGTTATGGTTTGGTTGAGGCGCTCAAGCCCATAATTTTATTTTATAGTTGGACTTTTTTTAGGGGTTTTCAATTCATTGATTTAAAAGGAGAACATTGAAACAAATTCAGATTCGATGTAAGGGCACCTCAATCATCCCCCTTCAATCCCTTTCTTACACTGAGAGGAGATGAAAGGGCTTCAAAATTATTATATCATTTGGCCATTACTCCAGGGATCGATTTAAAAATAGAAAATCTAAAATTTTTTGAATTGATTCTTGGTAAGACAGGAATAAAAATTGAAGAACTAATAGAAGAAATTCCTATAGAAAAACCACTTCCATATGATTTTATTAAGGGAAATATATCAAAGGAAAATCTTCAAAAGATGTGGAATAATTATAAGGATTTAATTTTAAATGGCGAATGAAGTCGAACTTGAAAAAGTGGCTAAATCCGTTTTTGGAATCACCTCACGCCGTTATAGGCAGATGGCAACGGATGAGATTGTTCCTGCTGTCGTTAAGGGTAAAATTGATTTTATTGCGGCATCGAAAAGTCTTATTGCATATTATCGCAAGCTTGCCGAAGGTCAGGGATCGCTCAACCTCACCGATGTTCGCACCCGGAAAGAAAATGCCAGGGCGGAACGTGAAGAGCTAATTGTAAAAAAATTAAAGGGGGAGTTGGTGTTAAAGGATCAAGTCGAGCAGTGGCTTCATGGTCATGTCGAAGAAGCCAAGACCGCTTTTTGGGGATTACCAAGAAGAATGGGACCAGTATTTAGTTCAATCGCTGATGAAAAAGAAATTGAATTCTTATTAAGGGAAGAAATTCATAAGATATTGGAGGAGATGGGAAAACCATTAAAAAGGAAGGGGGTGAGAAAAAATGTCAAAAGAAAGTGAGTTGAAAATTAAGATTAAAGTAATTGACTATCGGAAGAGAGTTCATGCTTTAGAGGTATTAACCCATAAATTGAAAGAGGCAACTTTGGCTTGTCAAAAATTTGTAGAAGCTCAAAATATCGCCTTGAAGTCGCTTTATAAATTTAAGGAAAAATTGAATGCGGAAAAATAATCTCGCAGAAAAAATCCCAGAAGATCAAAGGCAATGGTGGCGACCGCCTGAACGGATTACCGTTCCAGATTGGGTGGAGAAGAATGTTAGGCTTCCTCGCTTCACCTCTGCCGAACCTGGACCATTTCGAATTTCACGCCTTCCCTATACCAGGGGGCCTCTTCTTGCTTTTGGATCTCTTTTTATAGAGCAGACCGTTTCTGTCTGGGGGCGCCAACTTGGCAAGTCGACTCTCCAATATGCTTTCCTTTGCTATTGCATTGCCCAGGATCCCGGGCCTGCCATTTGCTTATTGCCTACGATCGATAAGGCCAAATATACCTCAAAAAAAAGACTTCAGCCAATGTTTAAGGCTTGCGAACCAGTCCGCGCCCAAATGACAAATAATCCAGATGATTTCACCCTTACGGAAATGCAGTTTCAAAACATGATTCTTTCTATGGCCTGGGGCGGATCGGAGATGCAACTCACCACCCGGCCAGCGAGGTATCTTTTTCGGGATGAGATTGACGAATTAAAAAAAACTGTTGGACAAAATGCGGTTGATCCTATGAAAGCAATTGAGCAGACTACATCCAATTTTTCAAATCGTAAAATTGTGGATACTGGAACACCCACTACACCAGAGGGGAATATCTGGGAAGAACTTAAAACCTGTCAATATATCTTTGAATATTGGGTGGCCTGCCCTTACTGTGGAGTTTATCAAATTCTCTATTGGGAAAATGTTAGATTCGGGGAAAAAGACGGAGAACATCATGATCCTGTGATCGTCGAAGAAAATGCCTATTATGAATGCGAAGGTTGTCAAAAAGAAATTTCCAATCTCGATAAAATCAGGATTCTTGCAGGTGGGGAATGGAGGGCCAGGCTGACCCTCGATCCTTGTAATCAGATCATAAAAAATATCCGGGCTAAGATTGAAGATACGATTTCTCTGAATGAAATTCTGGATAAACCTAAATATCGTCGTATCAAAAAAATCGGCTTCCATCTTCCGAAGTGGTATTCGCCGTTTTCAGGAGGCACATTTGGAATAATCGCAAAAGAATTTCTTGAAGCCAACAATTCCCTAAAAGAAGGTGATGATTTCGCACCGATGCGAAACTGGAGGATTTATAACGCCGCCAGACCGTGGGAAGAAGAAGCCCTATCCAAAACAGAAATAGAATTGATGGAAAATAAAATTGATCTCGAACCGAATACCTGTCCTAAAAATACGGTTGTTCTCACTTGCGGAATCGATCCAAGTGAAGGGGGTTTCTTCATCGATGTTTTGGCTTGGCATATGCACGAGCAAACAATCAGCGCCCATCTTCTGGATTATCGGACGATTTATGATTGGGATGAACTTGAAAACTTTATAAAAAATGCGGCCTATCCGATTGATGGAGAAACATTTAAAAAGAAAATTCTGATTTCTGGACTCGATACTGGTGGATCAGAATATGAGGGAGAAGATACGACGATGACTGAAGCGGCCTATCTTTGGCTTTTAAAAATGAGAAAAATGGGCCTCAATGTCTTTGGCACAAAGGGGGCTTCTCATCCCATGAAAGATCGGGCTAAACAAATAAAGATTGGGAAGATGCCTGGTCGATCAGGGAAACCCATTCCTGGGGGCATCATTCTTTGGGAGATCAACACGAATGAAATGAAGCGGGTGCTTTGGTTCCATCTCAAAATCGAGAAAGACAAACCGGGCCGGTTTACTTTTCATTCTCGGACCGAAGGGGATTATATCAAACATATTCTCGCGGAAAAGGAAGTCCGAGATAAAAATGGGAATTGGGAATGGGTGAGAAGAGGGAGAAATCATCATCTGGATGGAACGATCATTGCCTTGACTTTGGCCGAAATGGATTGCTACGGTCTCCAGATTTTTAGTGGAACCGGAACGAAATCTTCGGCAAGGCGAACTATTTCAAAAGGAGTGGAATGAAGAAAGATTCTAATGGCAAAATAAATGGTTGGCTTTATGGTTGGAAAGATATAGCCCAATACGTTGGTTGTGATGTTTGCACTGTGAGAAAATATGTTATCAAAAATAACCTCCCAATTTACCGTTTACCCAATGGAAAACCAATCGCTATGCCCGACGAAATGGATAGATGGATTAAAAACCTCAAAAAACCTCAATTTTAATACCATTTTACTATCGTTTTGATATAAATTACAACACCTTCCTCGCCTTGACTTTACTTCCCGTTTAGTATAGTGATATCTCAAATATCAAATTTTTTGTTTAATATTTTAAATCTATGGCCAGAACCCTTGCTCAGGCAGAAGAAGAATATACCGCCATTCGGGTGGCCTATCTCAAGGCGCTTCAGGCTGAATCTTATGGCGTATCGGGGCGTTCCGTTTCAAGGCCCCGGTCAACCGACCTAAGAAAGCAGATGGATCAATTAGCCGAAGAGATTGCCAGATTCGAGGGATCCGGGATCAAGGTAGTGGCCGTAACCCCAGTAGGATAGAGAAATGAATGGCTGAAATTTGAGACGAACCATGCCTTTGCAGTTGAACCCAAATACGGGTCAATGGGAAAAAGCCTCTCCCGTGACAATCCTTTATGATCATCATGGTCGGGCTATGGCTATCTCTTCGGGCGCTTATACTGGCGCCTCCACTTCCCGTCGCGCTCTTCGATATTTTAATCCTAAAAATCTTGATGCTGATTCTGCTCTCCTTCCCGAACTTGGCAGATTGAGAGATATTTCCGAGGATCTTGCACGAAATTCCCCCCTTGCTCTTGGTGCGATTAATACCGCCGTAACGAATATCGTTGGTTCGGGTTTAAAACTTCAATGTCGTTTAGATCGAGAATTCTTAAAGATGGAAGAAGATCAGGCCGATGAATGGGAAACCAATACAGAAAGAGAATTCCATTTATGGGCTGATTCTCAAGATTGTGATGTTGCAAGAACTCTCCCATTTCCTGAAGGACAAGATTTAGTTTTTAGGAAAGTTCTTGTTGATGGGGATATTTTCATTTTGATAACCCGGAAAGAAAATAAGAATTCTCCATATTCTCTTAAACTCCAATATATCGAAGGGGATAGGGTCAAAAATAAAGATAATCTCTCTGAAACAAAAACTCTTAAAGGTGGTATTGAAAAAGACGAAAATGGAGCCCCTATAAATTATCACATTATGAAGGATTCTCCGGGATCTATGTATCCTCCCATTAAACAAGAATGGGATGTTATTCCTGCTTTTTCAGACAAGACGGGTCTTCGAAATGTGATTCACCTCTATCGCATGCTTCGTCCTGGACAATCAAGGGGCCTTCCCTATCTTTCACCTGTTATCGAATTACTGAAACAACTTACCCGTTATTCTGAGGCCGAAATCATGGCCGCCGTCGTGGCTTCATATTTTACTGGCGTTATTGAGACTGAAGCGGGCAGCCAAGGAATGATCGGCAATATGATAGGGGATGATGATGTTGATACCGCCGTGGAGGGAAGCACATCGGATCAGGATATTAAACTTGGTCCAGCAGCATTGGTTGCCCTCAAAGTTGGTGAAAAGATCACCTTTGGCAATCCCGGGCGTCCGAATACTGCTTTTGGTGAATTTATGAATGCCATCCTTCAGCAAATCGGTGTGGCTCTCGAAATTCCATTTGAAATTCTAATTGGTCACTTTTCGGCTTCGTATTCGGCTTCAAGGGCAGCCCTTCTCGAGGCGTGGAGATTTTTCCGGGGTCGTCGGTCATGGCTCGCACGGAATTTTTGTCAACTCGTCTATGAAAATTGGCTTTATGAAGCCGTGGCCATAGGTCGGGTCAAGGCCCCTGGATTTTTTAAGGACTTTATGATCCGCAAGGCCTTCTCGAATGCAATCTGGATCGGTGAGGCTCCGAGTCAGATCGATCCCGTGAAAGAAGTTGATGCGGCTGAGAAGAGATTGAATCTTTTTCTCACCACAAGGGATGAGGAAACTGTGGCCTTGACAGGCGGTGACTTTGAGGCGAATTGGCCAAGGATAAAGAAAGAGAAAAAAATGATCAAAGAGATTCATCCAGAATCTAAGCCAACAATTCCCCCCACCAGCAAAGAAATGCCTGAGAATATGGGCAGCGACATAGAAGATGAAACGAAGCAGGAGGCGCAGCAATGAAGATCATTGATTTGCTAACTTCACCTTGGGCTATCATTCCATCCAAATTGATCGAGATAGTCGAAATTTATAACACCCATCTGAAGGGCGAAAAAATTGATTTAAAAATCGTAGAGGCTCAGATGGGAAAACCTTTGAATCGGGAAGAGCAGGGATATGAAGTGGTTGATGGTGTAGCCGTGATTCCTATTGATGGCGTGATTTCTAAAAAAATGAATTTATTTACAAAAATTTCCGGTGGGGCATCCACTCAATTGATCGGAAGGGATTTTCAACAGACCCTAAATGACCCGACAGTTAAAGCGATCGTTCTGAATATCGATTCTCCTGGAGGATCGGTTGATGGGACATTTGAATTGGCAAATATGATTTATGAATCAAGAGGGAAAATTCCAATTCTCGCCTATACCGATGGGGTAATGGCATCTGCCGCCTATGCTATCGGATCGGCTGCCGATAAAATTTATATCTCAGGAGACACAACCCAAGTTGGTTCTATTGGAGTCATTGCCATTCACCGTGACATTTCGAAGGCCGAAGAGAAAGCAGGGATCAAAACCACACATATTGTCGCCGGGAAATATAAGGCCGTGGGTTCTCCTTATGCTCCCCTGAGCGAGGATGATAGGGTCATAATCCAGAAGGATATTGATTACCTCTATTCTGTTTTTGTTCAGAATGTTTCCCGAAATAGGGATGTTTCTACAGATCAAGTTTTATCCGATATGGCAGAAGGCCAAATTTTTATTGGGAAGCAGGCAATCGAGGCCGGATTGGTGGACGGTGTTTCCACTCTTGAAAGCCTTGTTTATCAATATAGTTCAGCCAACTTGCCTTTCAGGGTCAGGGCGACCATTGAAAGCAGAGTAAAGGAGGTATGCTATGCCGTATCCTAATGAAGGGAAAAAGGTCTAAAAGGTGATCCCATGGGCAGAAAGAAGATTCTCAAGATATCTAATTCTGGCAACCATATCTTTTATGGTATCATGTTCTGTATTGGGAAAAAGTTCCAAATTTTCAGGCTGATTATTTCCTCTTTTTCCATCTTTATGATGAACATGTTCCCATCTTTCAAGAGGCCGTTTGAGTATTTGAGACATGATAAGTCGATGTTCATATATCTCACCTCTTTTATCTGCCATAGGATTTTCTGGGGCAAAGATTTTCATGTAACCAGCATCATTAAGTCTTCGTCTTGCTGGACGGAGACGGTGTTTCTCTTTCCATGTAAGAGTTTTGTAACATTGTTTACAAAATCCAGTAAATTCGCCAGTTCTCATTTTTCTTTGAACCATATCAAGTCTCCAATATCGCTTGATATTACATTTACCACATATGATTGGAATTACAATGCGTTTGGTATGATTTGGGTCAATCTGAGAAACTGGTTCATCCCAATGAATTATAGAACCTTTAAAAATTTGTTGAGACTTTTGAGGAAGTTTGAGTTTTTTCATGATCCTAATATACCATATTTGACAGAACAATGTCAAGAGGAGGTGTAAAGTGCCTTTTCCAGGGGAGCATTCATGTCGTTTACGGGAGCCTGTTGAAGGAGCCAAGACCCGTCGAGATAATGGGGCCCGGAATCACAATGGTAAAAAATATGATGTGATTTATCAGGAGCAAGATAAAAAATGGGTTGAGCAGGCTTATAGATATCCCAAAGAGACCTGGACCGCTTCTGAAGCAGGAAGCCATTGTAAAAGTCATAGCGGATCATTTGAAGCCGCACAAGAGGAAAAGAAAGGAGAAAAAGTCATGGAAGGAATCGTAACGAAAGAAACATTTTCAAAGGCATATCCAGAAATCTTCTCCGAAATCCAGAAGGAATCTAAATTACTTGGGGTTTCTGAAGGAATTGAGACTGGAAAGAAAGAAGGTTTTGTCTCCGGTGCAGAGGCAGAACGAAAAAGAATTAAGGCAGTTCAAGATCAATTGCTTCCAGGGCATGAAGCATTGATTGAAACTTTGAAATTTGATGGAAAGACCACGGGACCAGAGGCGGCAGTTCAAGTTCTCGGTGCAGAAAAAGCTCTGCTGGATGGGAAGAAAAAGGAATTGATGGAAGAGGGTCAAAAACCAATTTCTCAGACCAATCTTGGAACTGGGAAAAAGGAAGAGATCGATTTAAATCTTCCAATTGAAGAAAAGGCAAAAGCAGTCTGGAATAAAGATCCGGACCTGAGAAAGGAATTTGGAGATAATTTCGATTCCTATCTGGCTTTTACTAAGGCCAGCGTAGAAGGCAGGGTCAAGATTTGGAACAAAGAAAAACCGAAGGGAGGTAATGAATAATGACGACTTTAGCAGCAGATAAAAGGAGAGCTTTGGTTCTTGGCGATGTCAATGAATTCCCCGTGATTGCGGCTGACATTATTTATGAAGGTGCAGCCGTAGGGACAGTTATCGCATCTGGCCATGCAAGGCCACTAACCTCGGTTGATGAGTTTGTGGGTTTTGCGGAGCAGAAGGTGGATAACTCGGCTGGGGCGGCAGCCGCAAAAAATGTGAGGGTTGTCACTAAAGGAACGGTCAAACTTTCAATCTCAGGTGCGGTGATCACCGATGTTGGGTTGCCTGTCTATGCAACCGATGACGATACTTTTGTCTTTCTTCCGACAGGCGGTGTCTTTGTCGGTTTTGCGAGGAGATTTTATTCCTCCGGGATTATGGAGGTTGAATTTGACGCCATCAACTTCAAAGATCCATGGGAAGCGTATAAAAAGGAAACTTTGTCAGCGGGTACCCTGACATTGGATATCCAGGATAGCGGGAAACTCATTTGCTGCACCTTGACGACAGTAATCACTCTGCCAGCAACGGCGACAGCAGGACGATTCGCAGTTTTGAATTGTGGGCCATATGGGACCGTTCAGATCAGCCTCAGCCCAAATGCATTAGATAAGATTCAGGGGCCGGATATTGGAGGAACCGATGATAAGGATCTTATCAACACACTTGCCACGGCGAATCGTGGGGATTATTGCATTTTTGACAATGGCGATGCCAATGGTGCGGTTATCAGAGGATTGAAAGGGACCTGGGCCACAGAAGCATAATATAAACTAAAATCGGGGTTCTCTTAAAGTCCGGCCAGACTAAGAGAGAGGAAAGAATAGAAAAGGGGATGCAGGTGAGTGCTCACCCACTCAATTTGCATTCCCTTTTTTATTGCCCCTAAGAAAAAAGGAGGAAACTAAAATGTCTGGAATTGGATTAACAACCTCAAGGGCGATTATTGGCGAGTTCTATGCTCGCCTATCGCAGAATGTTGGAGCCGAATGGGTTCCAGCCGTTTCTATGCTGATGCCATCGGTTCAGGAAACAGAAAACTATAAATGGCTTGGAATGTCTCCCGCCATGAGACAATGGATCGGTGGCCGTCATGCCAAGGGTTTTAAAACCCAGGGATTAAGTATTACAAATTTGGAATATGAGGCCACACTTGAAGTTCTTACTCGTGAACTCCGGAGAGATAAAACGGGCCAGATTATGACAAGGGTTCGGGAATTGGCAGATCGGGCTAATTCTCATTGGGCTTCTCTTTTAACAACCCTGATCGTCGCTGGAGTAAGCAGTGTTTGCTATGACACTCAATATTTCTTTGATACCGATCATGCCGATCCTGGGGCTACCTATTCAACATCTCAGGATAATGATCTTTCCATCGACATATCGGCTGAGGCGGCTGCCGTTCATGGAACGATTACGGCGCCATCGACCGAAGAAATGCGTCAGTGTATTCTCAAAGCAATTGCAGCAATCGTTGGATTTTTGGATGATGAAGGGGAACCGATGAACGAGAATGCGAATTCATTCATCGTCATGACCCCTTTAAACCTCTATCCATCCGCTCTCGCTGCATGCAGTCTTCCAATTGTGGCTGGTGGGGAGCAGAATGTTCTCGCAAAGGCGGGATATCAATTGACACCAGTTGCTAATGCAAGACTGACGAATGCCACTGCCGTATTTTATGTTTTCAGAACTGACGGTCAGGTGAAACCTTTGATCCGTCAGGAGGAAGTCCCGATCACCATTGAAGCCATCGCGGAAGGCTCGGAATTGGAATTTAATGAGCACAAACACCGCTATGGTGTATGGGCTTCAAGGAATGTCGGATATGGTTATTGGCAACACGCTTGCGTCGTGACCATGACCTAAAAATGCGGAAAATAACCATTTACCGGGGCGGGGTTAAGGCCTCGCCCCATTTTTAAAAGGAGGTTCTTTATGCAATTTTACAGGACGACAGGTATTCTCAATGTTCCGGTGGGTTTTAAATTAGGTCTGGATGAAAATCAAATCAGGGATAGAGTGCGGAATCTTATTATCAGGGCAAAAGGAAAATGTGAGGTTATAGCTCCCATTCAATTTAAAAGGGGTGAGATAATTGGTATCGAAAAACCTGATAAGATCATGTTGAAAGTTTTGGAAGAGGAATCAGAGAAAAAAAATGATATTAAGGAAAAATAATTCATGACCTTTAAAACAGATATCATCGATGATATCGATACTATCCTTGTGGATTGGGACGACGTTATTTGGAATGGTGTTATCTATAAGGGCATCTTTCATAATGAATATGAGGCGGCTTCTCTTTTTGAGGGGGAGATCGAATCGAAAAATCCTTTCGTCCAAGTGAGAGAATCGGATTTTTCGGCGATTACCCATGCTGATACGGTGACGATCAATTCTGTGGTCTATAAAATCATGGCAATTGAACCCGATGGCATGGGGATGATGGTTTTGAAACTATCTAAAGATTGAAGGAGGTTTCCATGAAGCGAATCATTCTCATTATTTTGGCTATGGTGTTTATGGCAAGTCCTGTGTTGGCTGCTCCATTTCTTGTTTGCGATCCACAAGCAGGAGTAATTGATTATAAACTAACAGGGCCTGCATGGGTTCCTGTGAGCATAACTGCTCAACCTGATGGAAGCATTAGGATGGATGTGGCAAGCTCAACAGTTGGGTTAAACTCTCTGACTATTGCGGCTTGTAAGAATGATGCGATATGGGGGGAGTTATGCTCAGATTATGTCCCTTTCGACTATACTCGACCATCGGCGGCTGCACTCCCAGGAAATTTGAAGTTAAGTAAATAATAAGGAGATAGATTATGGCAACAACTTTTAAATGGGTAGCTGGTGAGGGAGCAATAACAGCTCTTACGACAGAACTTAATGCCTTGGCAAGTGCCGCCTTTTCTGCCGCCAGTGCGGCAATAGACAATACTGTTGGTTTATATCGATGGATGGATATAGAACTGAATCTTGCAAGTTTTACTCCTGGTGCTGGTTCGCCTTATTGTGCTGCGTGGATCAATTTATCTTTGGATGGCACTAACTATGAAAAAGTTCCCGACGGGAGCAGTGGAGATAAACCACCTGAGGCTATTTTCCCATTGGAGGCGAGTGTGGCTCAGGCAAGTCGAGTAGTCATAGCCAACATTCCAATTCCGCCCTTGAAGTTTAAATTATGTTTGCAGAATGTTTCTGGAGCAGCCTTAGCGGCTACGGGGAATACTTTATCTTATAACAGACATTATGAGCAGAGTGTATAATGAGCGATATTAGTCGACTACATAATCATTTTCTCAAACCCCGATGGGAGTGGAGACCAAGACTTAATCCGAATCATCCATTGAGTATTGGGCTGGTGGGATTGTGGCTATTCAACGAAACAGGAGGGCTAAAGGCTTATGATCTTTCTGGTAAGCATAATGATGGAACTTTGATAAGTGGCCCAACCTGGAAACCTGGAAAGTTTGGTCAATCCCTCTCCTTTAATGGAACGAGTAGTTATGTGAATGTGCCTCATTCGAGTAGTTTAAACCTTCCAAATAAAGTGACTTTTGCAGCTTGGGTATATCCGACAAGTTTTACCGATTATGACACTGTAGTTGCCAAGGACTATGGAACTGGATTTTGGTTTGGACTTTATATTACTACGGGAACTATACAATTATGGATTGGAGGTGCCGCAAACCAATCTGATGGAGCAGTTCAATTAAATAAATGGTCTCATATTGCTGCTACTTGGGATGGAACAACGATAAATTATTATATAAATGGGGTTTATGATAGTTCGGACACTAATTCAAATGCAGCCACGACAAATACTTTAAATATGTATATTGGAGCTGATAGGAAATCGAGTGCTGACCCATTTTATTGGTTTCCTGGCCTCATTGACGGAGTCCGCATTTACAATCGGGTGCTGTTGGCGAGCGAAATCCGATGGCTTTATCAAGACCCCTTTGCTGGAATTGATGTTCCAATATTTAAGGATTACTGGCCTGAAGTGGCGGCAGGGGGTCTTTCAATCCCAGTGGCAATGCGTCATTATAGAGAAATGAGGAATTAAAAATGGATGGATGGCTTAAACAATCAGTGGCAATTACATTAAGCATAGGGCCTTTTCTTGATTCAACCGATGGAAACACTCAAGAAACTGCTCTAACGATTGCTCAGGCAGATGTTGTTCTGTCAAAGGCAGGTGGAGCTTTCGCAGCTAAGAACGATGCCACAAGTTGCACCCACGATACCAAGGGTTATTATTCCTGTCCTCTTAATGTGACTGATACAGGCACACTTGGAATGCTAAAACTTGCCGTCCATGTCGCTGGGGCTTTAGCAGTTTGGCATACATGGATGGTGGTTTCCGCTCAAGTCTGGGATTCGCTTTTTGGCGCAGATAAACTTGATGTTGCTGTGGTGGAACAAGCCAACATTGACTTTGGAGCTCTCCAGAAAGCCTCTCTTAATGCTGCGACTCCAGCCTCGGTGGTTGGGGCGGTGGGTTCAGTAACAGGGGCAGTAGGTAGTGTAACAGGTGCAGTGGGTTCAGTGACAGCAGGAGTAACCGTCGCCACAAATAATGATAAGACTGGATATGGACTAAGCGCAGCAGCGGTTCAAGCTGTTTGGGATGCTCTTCTAACTGCTCTCACTACCGCTGGTTCTATTGGAAAGAAACTTGCCGATTGGGTTGTCGGGACAATAGACACTTACACTGGGAATACTAAGCAAACAGGTGATGCTTTTGCTCGATTGGGCGCTCCATCTGGGGCTTCGATAAGCGCTGACATTGCGGCAGTAAAATCAGATTCCGGGGCCATTCTCGCCGATACCGGAACAGATGGGGTTGTCGTGAATGCCGCTGGCCTTGCCGCTGATGCCGTGGATGAAATATTGGATGAGATTGTTGAAGGGACAATAACGTTAAGACAAGCAATGAGACTTTTACTTGCGGCTGATTCTGGGAAATCTGGAGGTGGCGGAACAGCCACATTGACATTTCGGGATGTGGCAGATTTAAAGGCCAGGATTACGGCCACGGTTGATGCCAATGGCAATAGGACTGCAATCACCAGGGATGGGACATAATGGCCCTTCTCAATCCAGGATATTGGCAATCTACTTATTGGCAAGATAGTTATTGGCAGCAGGATTTTTGGCCGGAATATGGGATTCCCATTGCTCCAACGGAGACCATCCGGCAACAGATAATCGATGCTATTGATGCGAGGTTTAAAACGATTGGTAAGTATGGTCTTGGAGAAGGGCCTCTTGGAGAATATTTTCTTGGAGGTGAAGCGGGAGATTCAATCCGGCAACAGATAATCGATGCTATTGATGCGAGGTTAAAGACAATATTATGAAAAAAATTCTTTCGATTTTAGCCTGTATTCTGATCGCTACCACGATCTATGCTGGTACGACGACTAATTTTGGTTGGAACTATGGCACTCAGGGGCAAACACCTTGGTGGGATGTCTGGACGGGAATCTTCCAATCCATTGACACCGAACTCTATAGTGTCAAAACTGGTATGGGTGTGCACAATGGTCTGCTCATGCCTGTTAGTACTTATATTAATTTTGGAACTACTTATGGATCAACTGGGTATGGACTGCGTGATAATGCGGGTACACCACAATATAAGATTTCGGGTGCAGACTGGATAAACATTGGCACTGGCGGAACCCCAGCCCTCGACGATGTGACCGATCCTGATGCTGCCAAAACTTTTACTCTTGTCGATAATAATGCCTCTGCCCTCTCTTTCGGTGCTACGGGTGCTGCTGATATTCTAAAGATAGGAACTTTAGATGCAGGGCCAACGGTAACAATAGGAGGTCAACTCCTCCTCCCCGCTGGTTCGGTGGATACTCCGAGTTTGGCTCCAGCGAGTAATCCCCATATAGGTTTACATTGGAGTCCTACTGGGAATTTACACCTTTTTAATACTGCTACAGGACAAGCACCGTTTGTAATTAAGGGGACGCTTAACAAACCTGATCTCATAATTATTGATCCTACAAGTAACATTCCGCTTGCCGCATTGGATTCTCAGGGAATGATTGTATCAAGAGGAGGAATGATGATAACTGGGGACTATTCTGCGACTTATAACCCTACTACTGGAATCTATACCCAGGCGAGTTGGGGGTATGAAACAATACCTGGGCCTGCTATGATTGGAGTTGTAGATGACGTTGCTGGGCCTTCCATTCATATCTGCACAGCGAATGATGAATCATCAACGCATTTTGTAGGAAGAGAAAGGGTACCTGGTCTTCTTCCTGTTCCGTCTGTTCCTAATTTTAGAGTGGATCGAAAAGGAAATATGGATATTTTTGATTCCACTACTGTTGGATTAGAAAGTCTTAATGAGACAGACTTTACCACTCATGTTAAATGGGATGTAACTGGAGATTTTAACGATACAGGTGGAAATGCTAGGTATACCCATTCTACAGGTGCTGGAACATTAACTCAAACCGCCGCTAATCTCGCAGTAGCTTTAAAAGGAAATCGTTGGTATAAATTCGTCTATACTGTTTCAAGTGTAGTCGGGACTCCAAAAGCAACTATTCCAGATACGGTAGCTATTATTGGTTTAGGAGGGGTGCCTAATTATCCCAAACAATTAACTATATCTGATGGAGCCAACAAAGTATTGATTTTTAAAACCGTTGCCTCTCCAACGGATTTTGTTATTAATGGAACTTCAACCACTATTGGCCATACATTTACCTTGGATGATTTAAGTTTGAAAGAAATCGAAGATGGAAATATTAATTTAGGCGGGAAATTATATGTTGGATCGGCTCAGACTACTACTGGAGCAGGAGCAGGAACGTTGACCAATGCACCAACGGCAGGCGATCCAACAGGATATTTGAAGATTGTAGTTGATGGGGCAGTAAAAGCAATCCCATATTGGGATGTGCCATGATGAAAAAGTTAATTTTAGGGCTTATCCTCTTATCCTTCTTTCTCTCAACTTCTTTTGTATATGCAGGTGAGAAGGAAGAACTTCAACTTCAAAAAGCTCTTTGTATAGAAATCATCAAACGGGCAACCTACGAAGCTGAACTTGCTAAAAGGGAAATCCAAGAAATAGAGAAGAAGATTCAGGCGATCTCTCAAAAGGAAAAGGAAAAAGTAAAATAAATGGCAGAGTTTGACTCCAACTCAGAAGGATCAGATTAAGACTATTTTAGGAGCTCAATAAGAAGATAAAAAGACTTCGACCTTTAAAAGGGAATTTTATGAAAATTAGCGATCTAAAAATAACCCATATTATCCTAATAATTGCAATCGTACTTTGGGCCTATCTCTTTTTTGATTGGCAAAAGACGAAGTATCAGCTTCAATTTGAGGGCCGGAGAAATGCGGTGACTCAATCTGTTAATAATCTAAATACGAGAGTAACTGCACTTGAGAAAAAGGTAAAAATACCATAAGACAATGGCTAATTTGGCGGGATAATTTATGGCTTTAGGGGATAACATCTTTGCATGGAGAAAAACTCCTCTTCAGGCTTCCGAACTTCCGGCCTTAGTCTATCGGGATCGGACGGAAATGAAAGAGCCAGGATGGGGGATTTATGAAAATAAACTCATAATTGATGTAGAAATTTATACCAATACCGTAGCCGAGATCAGAGAATGTATCGCCGATTTAGAGGTAGCCATCTTAAAAGACGAGACGTGGGGAGATTTGGCCCTATACAGTGAACTCGATGTCAATGAAATGGAGATCGAACAGAAGGAAAATATATTTGTGGCATCAAAAATCATTATGATCGTTGAATATCGGACAGTGAGAGGAGATCCTTATACTCAAGGGTAAAAAAGTCCGCCGGCCTGGCCTTCGGCCAATAGAAGCACTGACATTCGAAAAGAAGACCACCGGCCTAAAAGGAGGAGAGATATGTCATGGAGACTTAAAGAAGAGGAAAATGAATTTCAGGTAACACGGGAAGGAGAATTTGAATATTATAACTTCCGACATGGCCTGATCTATTTTAGAATTCCAAAAGAAGAAGAAGATCGATTCGAATTCATTGAAGGAGGTGAAGAAGAATGAGATCATTTCAAGCGACTTACGATTTATTGGCAATATCAGCTAACAATAAAGAGACAGCGATTAATACCGAACAGACGCTTGATACCGGCATGCTTTGCGATATGAGTGTTGTCCTGAATTATGATCGGCGAAGAGAATCCAATGCCGATGAAGCTATTGGAAAAGAGGAACCTGATACTCTTTATGATCTGGGCGCTCTTGCCACAATGAGTCTCAAATTTTCGAAAGCCCAAGCCCAGCATATCGCTTCGATTTTGGCTTATGCTTTGGGTTCCATTTCAAATGTTGCCGCCGGGGCAACCGGATATAAACATACCATCACTCCGATCTCCGGGGATCTCGATGTCTCCAGATCTAATCCTTCGTTTACAGCGGCCATGCGATACGGCAAAAATCTTCTCAAACAAAGGTTAGCCTCAAATTTCATCGATTCTTTTGTGCTTTCAATGAAAAAGGATTCCTGGGTTTCGATTGAAGCTGAGGTAAAATCCACAGGAAAACGGACCACAAACATGTTTGAAGAATCGGTTACGGCTGCCTATAATACTACAAGCCTTACGCTCGCCGCCAATGGCGTGGCTGGATCCACTGCACAAGAACGAGTTGATAATGTCCATCATATCCGGGTCCAAGTACCAACAACTCTTGAATGGAAAGATGTCGTTTTTTCTGCGGTCTCTGCTGCAACGCCAGCGGTTATTACAATCTCCCCTCCCGGAGGAGTCGTTACTTCAACGACCTATAAGATTCTTTATAATATCGCTGAATCGGGAATCTATAGTTGGTGTTCATTCCCCGCAAGAATATCCGAACCTCCCCTTCGCACGGGAGATTTTTTAATTAAATTAGGAGGCCTCTGGAATGGAACTACCTGGCTTGAGGGCCATCAGATGCAGGCCGAAGTCAAAGGACTCGACTGGACATTTAATCAGGGTCTTGTTCCAGAGTTTGTCCCGGGTGCTGGAACTACAGGTTATGCCAACCGGGCATTAAGGGCCGGAAGAGTACAAACGATCAAAATTGACCATGATTTTAGAGATTACATTATCGCCAATCGAGCCGATTTGACCGAAGCATTTATGGTTTATGCGATCGCTGAGGGACCGGAATATGAAACAGGCCAAAAATATACAGTTGAAATTATTTGGCCACAAGTAGCTGTCCTTTCAGCTCCGATTACCCTCGATGGCAAACGGCTTGCTGAGGCGGGGGATCTGACTGTTCTCGAACATGATACTTATGGTTCGGTTATCGTCAATGTCAAAAATAAAGTAGCGACCTATGCAGCATAGGCAATATAGGGTCTCTTTTAAGAGATCGGTCATGAGCGAGACCCTTCCCATGGGCAAAGAATAGATCGTCGTTTCTGACGCAAAATTTAAAGAACTGGAGGGTTTATGGAGATTAACCGTATTAGATTTAAAAATCCGGACACGGGCGAGGAAATCGTTTTTGATTATCGGGATCCTGAACCTGATGAATGGATCAAGTATAGTGCCCGGATTACGGCCATTTATAGCGTCGATAATGAGGATAAAGAAGTAAAGCTCGAGAAAATTCTAAAAACCCAATTTGAGATGGGATCTCCTCTTATTGAGGGGTTTTCGGGATCGAGTGGAATATTTAAGAATTTGACAATAGAGAACCCCGACTGGAAAGAAATTCTAAAAAAGAAGGCAACCCAACTCATCATCCTTTTCGCTCAAGAAATCTTTGAAAGAAAGAATTTTGATATTGAAAAAAACTTCTGAAAGACATTGGAGTCATCTTCTCCTCCAATGTCTGTACCGAAGAAGAAGAGAATAAATGTAAGAAAGAAATTGGAAGCGAGGAATTCATAGAATGGGCATGTTCGAAATGTGAAAAGAAAAAACAGGATGAAATAAAAATAAGTCCAAGTACGAATCATCTTTTAAAATTGCGGTATCTTATTAAGGCCGGTTATCCATTTTCAAAAACCGATCTTAAATATGAAGAATGGCTCGCTCTGGGGCAACTTAATGAAGAATTTGATAAAAGGATGAAGGGGATTTTTTAAATGGCAGAAAAAGATCTCACCTTAAAATTTAGAGTTACCGATGAAGGGACTGTTGTTCTGGATAAAATTTCCAGCAAAATCAGCGAGATAGAAAGCAATACCGGCAAGATGAGTAGTAGTCTCGGCTTGATCAAACTCGATTCAATCATCAATCTCGGAGAGAGAGCTTTTCATACTGGCCAACAAATATATAATATGGCTCGAAATGTGGCTTCCAGCATCAATGATATTGATCGGATGGCCAAGATTTCTGGATTATCCAGTGAACAATTTCAGAAATTATCCTATGCAGCAAAAATGGCCGATGTAGATACCGAATCCCTTGGGAGAGGGATGAAGATCCTGGCTGGTCATATGGAGGATGTTCGAAAAGGAAACGCGGAAGCTGTTTTTCTTTTTCAGAGTATTGGACTATCCACAACGGATGCAGCAGGAAAGACAAAGTCTTTTGATGAGATCCTCGGCGATCTTGCCAATCGTTTTAAGATGATGCCCGATGGAGTGGAAAAAGTTGCATTGGCGACCGATCTTTTTGGAAGGACCGGACAAAATCTTATCCCCATGCTCAATAAGGGTAGCGAAGGATTAAGGGAATTTTATCAAGAAGCCGAAAAGCTTGGCATCGTACTTGATGAGAGTTTGCTTAAAAAAGGTTCTGAACTCGAAGATAAATTTAAAAAAGTAGAAGCTTGGTGGTCATCCTTTTTTAAAAAAATTGTGGTCGGAGCCTATGAAGCAATTGAGGCTTTGGAAAAACTTATAGAAAAAGGGGCGGAGGCAGGTTCTGATATAGCCGAAAGATCAAGACAAGCGACAGCCGATTGGAAGAGAAAAAGAGGATATCCCGAGAGTGAGATTCCAAAACCAACCAGAAAAGAAGTTTCTATGTTTTCGGTAGGAGATATTGGTTTGGAGAAGGTAGAGGAGATTCCGGCTTATTTTCGGCAGAGTGAAGAGGCAATAAAAGCCATGGCAGAGGCCCTTAAAAAAACGTATGAAGAGGAAGTCAAACTCAATGTTTTTTTTGCGAATGATGTGGAACTTCTAAAGCAGGCTAATCGGGAAGTTGAAAATAGAAATAAAGCGATGGATATTATGGAAAAATTAGGAATTAAAACGAAAATCGGAGCGCAAAAAGAAATTGATGCTATCGAAGAACAATTTAAATCTCTTCTTGGAAAAGGATATAGTCTCGAAGAAATGGCCCAGGCCAAAGAGAAACTCCTCGAAGAACTCAAAAAAGTTCAAGAAAAATATTCTATGAAACCCGGAGAAGAAGGACCCGGAGGCCGTTGGGAAGAGATTATAGTTCCTTCAGGGAAAGAAATTTCTGGAATCCATGCGAAGACTACTTGGGAATCTGATTGGAGGTGGATTGAAGATATCGGTGTCAAGAGCAACGAGGCGAAAGACAAACTGACCCGAAATGTTGAAGAGATGGTGAATAAGAGCATCGAGGAACTCAACCGGATGCAGAGGCAGATGGAATCACTGACTACTGTCCCTCAAAAAATAATGATCGATACTTCTCAATTTGATTCCGTGAGTCAGGGCATAGATGTGTTGCGTCAAAAGATGGAATCCTTGACCAGCCAAACCTATCCTCTTCGGATATCGATTGTTGGAGGAGAGAGGGCGGGTATTACCGATATTTATCAAATCGACAATGAGTTTACAAACCTTGCTCAAAATAAAAGATCGAAATTTATGGAATTGGTCAAACAAGCGCAAGCCGAAGAATAAAAAATTTTATATGAGGTAAAACATGGATCCTATAAAAAACTTTGCAAAGGTTACGGTATCCGGAGGATATAACGAATCGGCGGTCACAATCGTCCTATCGAGTGGCCACGGGGCGAAACTTCCTGATCCATCGACGGATGGCGCTTTTAATCTTGTTTGGTTTAATGCGACCGATTATGCCGATCCCTCTGACGATCCAAATATCGAGATCGTAAGATGCACCGCCCGAAACGTTGATACCCTTACCGTAACGAGAGGTCAGGAAGGCATTGCCTCCCAGACCCACAATATAAGCGGTAAAGTCTATAAAATGATTTTGTCCCTTACAAAAAAAATGGCTGATGATTTTGCGAGTCTTACAGGTCGGGCTGGCGGGCAAACCTTGATTCTTGGACCAAATGCTTTAATCAATGAAAATTATTGGGGTCTGACCGATCTTGATTATCCAGCAAGCAGATTGAACATTATTGAAGGTTCTCAAGCAGTCCCAGTTACCATAAATGAATGTATGGGATATTATGAGAGACATGTTGCTGCTACAGTAGGCGATGCCTATACTGGCCCAACTTACGATACACATAAGTGGGTGACTTTTTATGAAACAGGCCATAGTCTTTATTCTTGTGTTGGAAGATTTGAATTTAGAGAACGTAGCGGGAATAATCTTCATGATATTTGTGCTTTGTTTGTATCGGGTCGGCCAACAGTTGCTAATTCAGGTCAAGGAGTTTTCGGCATTGGTGGTGTGATTGCTGACCATATCGATTCGGATAAACCCAATGCTATTGGAATTGAAATGGATATTGAATGTAATCGAGCAGGATTATCGATAGATCCCTGGGGTGGATATGGCATAACAAGGGCAGGAATTTACATGGTATCCTATGGACCTCAAAAGCCCCATGCCGCCTTCTTAAATGATGCAGCAGCAGGGAAAGCGAATTGGCAAAAGGGAATAGCAATCAGAAAAAGCGATATTTGTTTTTATGCCTTAACAGCTACAGACACAGATATTGATGGGGCTATAAAAATTAGAAATTCGGGGAATACAGCAGATATTTTTAATGTATCCAATACTGGAACGATCTATGCTATGAACAACATTATATGTTACCAAAATATTTACACAGGTGGTGCAAGTCCATTAAAAGTTGTTGGTTCAAGGGTAACTGGTTGGGCAGCGGCAACAGGGACTAAATCTAAGGCCACTTTTATCACTGATAGTGTAACATTGCCCGACTTGGCTGCAAGAGTTGGACAGGTCATTGACGATCTTATCGCTCATGGATTAATTGGAACATAAGGAAAATTTATGGAACGAAAACCAATAAATGAATTGACAAAACTGAAACTTCAAAATGCTAATTTATCTCTCCAAATTCTTCAAATGCAAGCGAATCAGATAATGGCAGAAAGAGATAGAGTTCTTAAAGAAGAATTTGAAAGGCTTGAATGTAATCCCGAAGAGTGGAA